GTCGAACTCAAGATGTTCTTTGAGAAGCTCAAAGAGGGCGTGCGCTCCGAGATATGAGCCCGGCCGCCGACCAACTGCGCGAGGACTTGAGGGCGGTCTACGGCGTCAGCGACGACCGCACCGTCCTCGAGTGGTGCGAGGATGAAATCTGGTTAAGCGAGCGCACCGGCACCGCCATGCCCGGGAGATTCAGCACGGCCATGACGCCCTACATGCGCGAGCCCTTGGAAACCTTTGGCGACGTGGACGTCAGCGAGATCGCCATGGTCTTTGGAACTCAGACCGGCAAAACGACCCTGCTCCAGATGGGAACCGCCTGGCGAATCGTCAACCGTCCGCAGCCGGTGGTCTGGGTCATGCCCAACGAAGCCCTGGCCCGCAGCTTTTCCGAGGTCCGCTGGCAGCCGATCGTCGAAGAGTCGCCGGTTTTAAAATCGCAAGTCGACAAAAACCGCAACGCTTTCAAGCACCTTCAGCAAACTTTCGACCAGTGTGTCTTGAATTTCGTCGGGTCAAACTCTCCCTCGTCCCTCAGTTCCCGCCCCGCGGGCCTGCTGCTGCTTGATGAGGTCGACAAACTGGCCGGCGAATCAACCAAAGAGGCCGACGCTGTGGCGCTGGCCCAGAACCGCACCAAGACCTTCGCCAATTCGCTGACCGTCAAAGTCAGCACGCCGACCACCGCGGAGGGCCAGATCTGGAAAGCGTTTTTGTCAGGCGACCAGCGTTACTACTTTGTCCCGTGCCCGCACTGCCAGCACAAGCAGCGCCTACAATGGCCACGGGTGCGCTGGTCGGATGACGCCAAGCTCGAGGACGGCAAGACGTGGAACTTGGAGCGGGTCAAAGAGACGGCGCGCTACTACTGCGAATCCTGCGAGCAGCCCATCACCAGCGGGCAGAAGATGGAAATGATCCGCCGCGGCGAATGGCGCGCGACCAACCCCGGCGCGCCGATGAACCGCCGAAGCTACCACCTCAATTCCCTTTATGCACCTTGGCGCTCCTGCGACTTCGGCGAACTGGCCGCGCAATTCTTAACCGCTAAAGCCGGCCTGCTCGGCCTCATGGACTTTATCCAATCCCAGCTTGCCGAGCCCTGGGAAGAATCCATGAACGAAGAAGAACGTGTCATCCCATTTGGCGAGTATGGCCTGCGCGATCCGCTTAAAGACGGCGAGGTGCGGATGATGGGCGTCGACGTTCAGATGGATCACTACTGGTTTGTCTGCCGGGCCTTTGCCCGCGACGGGTCAAGCCGACTCGTCGACGAGGGCCGCCTGCAACTTTGGGAAGACGTGGAAGCCAAGGTGTCCGAGCTCGGCCTCGACGTGCCGCGCGCGGTCGGGCCGATGCGCGCCAAACTGGTCGCCGTCGATTACGGCTTCCGTGCGCAAGAGGTCTACGACCGTTGTATGTATAACCGCTGGATTCCATGCAAAGGCGAGGAGCGCGCCCACTATCCGATCAAACTTGGCCAAGACGTCCGCCGCGCCGCCTCCATCGTGCGCCCATTCCGCAAAGGTTGGATTCATATGCTTTGGTCATCGCAACTTACTCAGGACATCTTGGAATGGCTGCGATCCGGCGCCGGCCCCGAGTGGACCGTGGCCGCCGACGTCTCCGACAGCTACAAGCGCCAGATCAACGCGCACAAGAAAGTCGTCAAACGCAACCACCTGACCGGCCGCGAGACGGCCTTCTGGACTCGGATCGGCAAACGCGACGACCACTTGCTTGACTGCGAAAGCATGATCACGGCCCTCGCCGATTTCGGCGGCGTTTTCAAGATGCAGGCCCAGAAGCCGCAGTCGACCCAGAATAATTGACACCGACCAAAGCGCGTGTCTCCGCGCGCGTTCATTTTCTCAGCCTGGTTAGCCTCCGGAAAGTCAGCAACGAAAACGATCACCGCGCTCGAGGCCATCGGCGCCAACCAATACAGCGCCAGCAAAGAAGGCGGCCGCCTCCTCGTCAGCGCCAGCATGGGCGGCAAATCTTTCAGCTACTCCCTCCCGCCCGACATGACGGCCTCGACCGTGGCCGAGCTCGCCCTCAGTTGCTGGGCCCTCATCAAAGACATGACCGACGCCCAGCTCGAGACCTATCTGACGCGCAAGCCGCAAAAGACGATGATCGCCGCTTTCAACTACCCGATGACATGAAGATCGCCGACCGCTGGAAACTCCTGACCCGCGCTTTCAACCCGCGCGCCCAAAGCTACGAAGCCGCCCGGCCTTCGATCCAGCGCCGTTTCCCATATAACGCCACCGCCGTCGACTCCCACATCGACGTCAGCGGCGCCGACCGCGAACGCCTCATGAAACTCTCGCGCTGGCTCTATAACAACGCTCCCTTTCTCCGCGGCCTAGTCAACGAGAAAGCCCGCTACTCCGTCGGCTCCGGCATCCGCCCGCAAGCCCGCAGCGGCGACGAAGTTTGGGACACCGCGGCCGAGACCTTCTTTGAGCAGTGGTCCCGCGTCGCCGACGTGCAGGGCCGATATACCTGGCGCGAAATGCAGCGCATCGCCTCGGTCGCCATCGACCGCGACGGCGAGGTCTTCTTCCGCACCGCCGTCCAGACCACCGGCTACCCCGCGCTCCAGCTCATCCTCGCCCACCGCATCGGCGACGCCCGCAGCAGCATCTACGAGCCGAGCAACCCCGCCGCCCGCGAAGGCGACCAGAACGTCATCGACGGCGTCGTCGTCAACGCCCAGATGCGCCCCATCTTCTACCGCCACTTGATCGGCGACGGCGTCGACCCCTCGCAACGCTACGAGGACATCCCGGCCCAGCAACTCATCCACGTCGGCGAAGCCAGCCAAGGCGACGAGCTACGTTACGTCACCCCGCTCGCCCCCTCGGTCAACCACCTCCGCGATGTCGGCGACGCCGTCAGCTTCGAGAAGATGGCGCTGAAGATTTCCTCCTACATCGCCCTGGCGATCAAATCGTCCAACCCCCAGGGCGCCGACTTCTTCGGCGAAGGCAGCACCTCGATCAACACCGAAGGCACCAACGAGATCACCGTCGAAAGCCTCGGCAACGCCGGCGGCGCCATCCCGCGTCTCAGCATGGGCGAGGACCTGATCTCGTGGACCTCGAACCGCCCGTCACAAAACTTCCGCGAATTCTGTGACGTCCTCCTCCGCGAAGTCTGCTTGAACCTCGGCGTCCCTTGGGAATTCGCCGCCCGTCCCGCCGACGCCGGCGGTGCCGCCCTCCGCGCCGTCTTGGTCCGCGCCCAGCGCACCTTCGAGCAACGCCAGGCGCTGCTCATCGACCGACTCTGCTCCCGCGTCTGGGCCCACGTCATCACCATCGCCATGCAACGCGGCCTCCTCCCGCAGAACCCTAACTGGTGGAAGGTCGAATGGCAACGCCCCGCCGCCGCCAGCGTCGACTACGGCCGCGAAGCCGCCGCCAACTTGAACGACGTCCGCGCCGGCCTCCGCACCTACAGCGAGGATTACAGCGAGCGCGGCTTCGAGTGGAAAGACCAACTCCGCCAGCGCGCCGTCGAAGCCAAGTTTCTCGCCGAGCTCGCCGCCGAATACCGCCTGCACCCTGACCAAATCGCAACTTTCAACCCGAACCCCGCAAGCAATCCCGTGAAAGACACTCTCGACACCTACGGCGTGGCCGTCCGCGCTGGCGTCATCACGCCTAACGTGGAAGACGAGCGCGCCGTGCGCGAACAAATGCGCTTGCCCCAAGTGCCGCCGCAAGTTGAGCAGGAGTGGCAAGAGAATCCTGTCCGCAGCCCGATCACTCTTTCGAGCGGACTGCAAGCCGATCCCAATGCTGGCGACGCCAGTGGCGACGACTCCAACGACAACGACGCGGACGAATTGACACCGACCCCCGAGCAATGAACCCGCGCAGCTGGTATGCAATTTCTCCGACCGACGACCGCGATCCCGACCAAAGCGTTGAGGTTTCTCTTTACGATGAGATCGGCTTTGGCGGAGTCAGCGCCAAACAATTCGCCGCGGACATCAAAAAACTCAAAGGCCAGCACATCGACCTCCGCATCAATTCCGTCGGCGGCAGCGTCACCGAAGGCGCCGCCATCTTCAACGCCCTCAAGCGACACAAAGGCGGACTGACCGTCCACATCGACGGC